CTAGGCACTCTGCCCCCATATACCAGTGTACATATCCGCCAAGAATTCCGCCTCCGCAAAAATCACAGCGAGGCACAGCTTCTTTGATCTCATACCTAGGCTTTTCCATATCCCAAAAGAATCACAAACTGCCCAGAAAGTACAGGGAAAACTTACCCTCCCCGGTCCCTTCATCCAATCATCCCGAAGCGGCAGGATTTCCTCATCCATCAACCCCGGCTCTGGCTCGTGTATGGGCGGCAGATTGGGTGAAACCTCGCGGCTGTTTCCGGCATACTGCTGCATACTGTGCCTCTAGGTTCGCAATGAACGGTTCCAACCATGCCCGCGCTTCCGGGGCCGCCGTTTCAAGTTGACGGCGATACTCGGCAATGCGCTGGCGCAGGCTCGGCTGGTCTGGCTGCATCCGCTTCACGGCATCTTTGGGCTGCACTGGCTGGCGCCCCTTCCACGCGTTGACAGCACACTCAACGGCAGCGCGTTCTTCCGCCGTGCGGCGCTTGGGCGCTTCCTTCACGGTCTCGGCCATCTTCACCACCTTGCGGGCTGCGTGAACCTGCCAGCGGATTTTCTCAGCGAACGGCAGCAAGTGGGCGTAAAGCTCAGCCGGTGCGGGCCAAAACTTGCCGCGCTCACCAGATCTGGCCCATGCCCTACGCGCTTCGGGGCACCACACGGCTGCTGGCAGGTCGCCACAAACTTCCACCATCGCATGCGCCTGCTGTTCGGCCCGTGTTTCATCCGGCCCATTCACCACCAACCCAGCCAGCTTTTTCAGCCACGCGGCAATCAGCACGGGGTCAGCAGGCTGGAGCGCAACGCCTGCAACGGCCCGCGCTTCGGCAACGCGCTGCGGCGTCAGGTCGCGGGCCTGCAATGGCACGCTGTTGCGGACGGCATCGAGCAACACACTCAAATCCGGGCTGGGCTGGCGAATGGCTGATGGTGCGAGTGTCGAAATTGCGTTCATCGGTCAAACTCCGGGAATGTCGGGCACACCGGCCCATGCGTCAGCCACACGGTCTGCGCGTGATTTCGGGGCATACCCCACGATGTGGGCAGATGGGATTGTTCCACTGGCCAAGGCCTGCGTGACGGGGCTGTTGAACCAAGCTGGCGGTTTACCCTTGCCGCCAAAGCGCGATTTCTCCCGAACGGTGCCGAGGATGATCTCGGTTGCGGTCTCGAACGAATATCCACGGGCAGACGCATCAGCCAGCCATTGGCGCACGCAATCTGCCCGAACCATCGAACGGGCCGGATTGTTGCCCGTGGCGGCGATCACGTCTTCGGCCAATTCCTGCCACCGGTCGGCAATCGGTTTTTCGATTTCGGTCGCGCGATTACAACCTACATCTTCTGAACGTAGTGAAGAATGTGATTGTGATTGTGATTGTGTATCCTTTTGGATGTCATTTGCATGTCCACTTGCACTGCATTTGCTATGCACTTGTTCTGCATTTGCATATGCATTTGCAGAGCTATTGCTTTCCATTTGCTCTGCATTTGCATCAGTTTTGCATGCGTTTTGCTTGCTTGCGTGCCTTTTGGCTGCGGCATCAGCCCGCTTTTTGCTGATTTCTTCCGCTTTTTCATGCTCTGCACGCAGCCGCTTTTGGTCAAGGCAGCCATCTACAACAGTGAAGAAATCCTGCAACTCAGGCCAGATTTCATCCTCCCAAGTCTGCACGTCTGTTTTGGCAACTCGCGACAATCTGCGCGGGTTGTTCTGGATGGGACCGTTACGCCATATCTCCATCATCAGAAGCATATATGCGCCATGCTGCAACGTGGAGAGGCTGGCCGTATCGGCCAGATAGTCCCCAATGTAGAGCGGCATCCATGTTTTGATTTTGCTCATGGTGTCACCTGCTCGCATAGAGGGGGGTTAAAGATAGCGCCACATGCCTTCCCAGCGGTGTGGGCGAAATAGACCCCGGCATTATCCCAGCCTTCAACCGTTATGCGCCACGCTTTCCGTGTGCGGACTGCTGGCAATTTCTTTTTTTCTTTGGTACAAACTGATACAGCCATGTCTTGAGCTTCCTTCAAGAATTGGTCAGAAGGCCGCCCGGTTCCCCCGAACCAGCGGCCTTCGTCATATTAGCAGGGTTGCGCCCCGTTGGGTACGGGGTCGCAGGTGAAAAGTTGCTGATAATCACGGCAATATCTCCGTAATCGTCACCACTGTTTTTTGGTCGCATAAACGGCTTTTGACAGCGCGAATATCAAACGTGGCATATTCCGGCCCATCGTCCACAATGAAGCCTAGGCCGCGTTTATTCCGTACACGCTGGCGTGCTCCCGGCTTCCTTACATTGAGCAACTTTGGGGTAGTCAGGCTATCAATCAGGAACTTGGCGCCACCCTGGACGCCGTCATGATCTGGGGTGCCGCAGGAATGACGCTCAATAGATACATGCGCTTTCTGAAATGGCTCAGGAACGCGCATATTAACAGCCGCGCAAGCAACGGCGCGGGCCATCTTCTGGCGCATCCGTGTAAGTGCAAAACGACTTTGCCCTATGCTGTGGTTTAGCAGCGGATAGGGTTCAGGAAGTTCAAAGCGAATTACCCTCACGCGAACCGTCCCGCACCATCACGGCGGCGGCCAAGGCGTAGCGCATTATTCTGCAAACGGAGCTGCCGGTTTTCTTCACGCAATCTGATGTTTTCAGCATTCCGGCGCGTGACAGCCTCCAGAAAGCGGGCATTTTCTGCCCGCAGTCGAGTGTTCTCACGCTGGAGTTTAGTGTCTGGGGATAGGAGCGTTTTCAGCATAGTTTACATCCCAAGGGCACGGCGATAAACGTCAAGCAAGGTTTCTTGCTCTTCCACTTCGGCAGGTTCCTGCCTACGAATGCGGATGATCTGACGCAGCACTTTCACATCGAAGCCAGCGGATTTTGCTTCGGTGAAGATGTCCTTAATGTCGCCTGAAAGAGCTTTGCGTTCTTCTTCCAAACGCTCAACACGCTCAATAATGCTTCTCAGCCGATCAGCGGCAATGCCACCAACTGCCGGGTCATTGCTGTTGTGGCCTGCCATTTCTGTTGTGTTCATCGGTTCATTCCTCTTTTTGCAGGCACACACATCGGCACAACGATGTAGCCAAGGGCGTTGATAATGCTTTCTGGTATGTCGCGTTTGTGCGACAGGACTTCCGAAACAACCGAGCGGGAAACACCAGTTTTACGTGACCACGCACTTTGGCCGCCGGCCAGTTCAACCGCATCGGCTAAACGGCTACGGATTTCGGATACTGGGAATGGGGTCATTTCTTTAACTCTTCCCTCGCCGCCTTCAACGCGCGGTCCATTTTGTCCGCCCATGTGTCCCAATCAAACCAAGACACATGAACCCATGTTACGTGGACGGATGGAGGCGGTCCGCTGTGTGTTCGGAACCATGCGAAACGGCAGAGCCTGAGTTTAATCCACGGCATTTCTCTCCTTCGCGCTCTTTGCGGCGCTGCTGAACGAGTGCATTCACTTCGTTAGCGATAGAGTCACAGGAGGCCATCAGCTCAATAAGCGCCTCAGCATCGGGCGCATTGGTTCCTGATAGCCAGTTACGCGCGGCCCGCGGCGTTTTCATCGCAGAACGAGCCAGCATTTCTGCCGCAAATCGGAAAGGCTCAAACTCGCGTTTGATCATATTCAAGAGCCTGTCACGGACAGGCGTGTGTACGGCGCCCATCATTTGCGGAAACTTTCGGTCATTTTTTGACTGTTTAAGGGCGTGAATTGCCCGATCATTCCACATCGTTTTCCTCCATTCTCCGTTTTGTGAGAACGGGAGATCGGAGAAACGATGAAGAAGGAGACTGAATTCGGAACTGTAGAGTTCGGGGGCACATACTCCCCCGATTTACTGAACGCCTGCGATGCAGCGCCAGATATCCCGCACGGCACGCCGTTCCTCTGGAACGCTATTGTGCGCAGTGCGATCATCTGGGCACAGCTCAACCCCCACGCCACCATCAGGCAGCGCGTGCTTTTGCTACAGGATGTAGCCGACAAGCTGGGGGTTGATGCGGCATGCATTGGGTGAGTTACCAGCCCAAGCTTGATGCATATGAATTGCAGCTATCACAAAGAAAGCGGCACTTATGCGGCGTTGTAAAAACAGTGCGGCACCTGCTGCAAGCGCGCGTGCGAAGATCAAGATTTTCAGCGCTCGCATGGCCATTGATAGCTGTTGCCTTCTTCCATCTGCGAGCCCTGCCCCGCTGCGCTGCCCCCTGTTTTTTCCTGCTATCTTCCCAACGCTTTTTCTTTGCTGCATCAGAAATGACAAGGGACACGCGCGCTTTATATTGGCATCCCTTAGGCGTGCGATTAAGCACGTTGCCAATGACTTCCCAACTTTCTCCCGCATTCGCCATGCGGTTAAGAAGTTCCACCTCTTCCTGTTTCCATGGAGTTCCCACCATCACGGGGCCTCCCCGTCCGTACGGGTATGCTTCGAGTGCTGATTGACCAGCGCCCGAAGCCCCAGCACCATGGCAATCGCCACAACCACCATGGAGATTCGATATGAGCGATTTTTCGCGGAATGATCTTGAGCGCCAGATTTCTTACCTTGTGTCATACGCACGTAAAGTTTCTGGCTTGCTCGAAGGATTACCAACTCCTGCACCAAAGCTGGCAGAGGAAAGGCTAAGGCAAGAATGGCGGCAATGCGCTCTTTCAGACGATAATATGACGCACGTCCTTGATATGATCGAAGGCAAAGAGCTACCGCCTCACGGGTAGGCTCCGGCATTTCATCATAATCCAGCATGGCAGCGCGAAAGCCTATTAGACCAAATGCGGCATTGCGCTGCGCCTCTCTATAGGCAGCCCCAGCACAAGGAATGGCTTGCGCTAGATATGAACTGATAAAACTGCTCATCGCACCGCCTCCTGCGCTGGGGTGCGCTTCTGTAATTCGTTAAACATGAAGCCAATCTGCGTATGATGTTTCGGGAATGTTGCATTGAAGATGTCATCGAAATGACCAATGCTTGTGGAAACGCCAAGCAGAGTATTCAGCGTACGAATATGCTGCTTGAACGCTGGAATATGCTCGCCCTTGAGCATCTGGTGATGTCGGTAGGCCCTGCGATATTCGTTTTCGCCAACGCTGTTGGTGTGCAGAGCGTTCGGGTTAGCCTCACGGATAACCTCAAGACCGAGATTGCCAAACAGGAACTCGTAAACGTACCGATTGATGAAATGCCCGCAGTTGGGATGATTATTCCGACCGGGCTTTTTGAGATGCATGACACGGTGCAGATTGTCGAAGAACGGCTTTTCAAACCGCTTCTCCCACACACGCACTTCTGGCGAGAGTATATTCAGGGCGAGAAGTTCTTTGGTGATGGGTTGCTGGCTATGAGCACGGCGCATTTCGACAAAGGCGATAGACACAGCAACCATGATGTCGGTAGCAACCTCGGTTCCAGACCGGCTGATCATAAAAAGAGCCTGTGCTTCGGTAAGCCAGAACCGTTCTGTCTTACGTCCCCCTTCCCCTTTCTCTCTTTTGGAAAAGCGGTCGACGACGAGATTGCTTATTTTTTCAAGGTTTTTCCGATGTTCACGCACAAGAGCGCGAAAATCTTTCACATCTTTATATTCCAGATGATACGAGATTTCTTCATCACTAACGCGCAGTTCACCATCGTCCTGCCGCTCAATCTTGAAGGGAATGATGTCGGAAGTCATTGGGCGGCATCCCTTGCTGGGGCGCGCTCCACCGCCCGCGGCCATGCGCAATCATCTGGCCAATTGGAAGCAAACCACTCGACCGCCCGCGAATAATTGCGTGTCGTTATGTCACCACCACTACGAATACGAGGGATTGTGCGACTATTCTTGAAGATGATCCCTGAAACCGTTGCGTCCGAAATACTACGCGCAGCGCAGTAGCAATCGGTCAGCTTCAGTAGGCGCTGTGTAAGTTCCATAACGACTATATGCGGTATTATTACCGTATTCGTCAACAGGAAATGCGGTTACTTTACCGCGTGAAGAAAGGCCTTGAATGCGGCAATTTCACCGCATGGACATTCAAGAGTTTATTCGACGCTATGATTCTGCGCTTAAAGCCGCTGGTTTAAGCAATAGAAGAGCGACGGAACTGGCTGGCGTAAAGGAAGACACCACCAGAAATCCTCGACGCAAAGGAACCTCCCCGGATATTCTGGCGGTGGTTAAATTGGCGCATGTCTTAAATGTTGCCCCGTCATATTTCCTAGAACCTCTTGGGATTACAGCTGAGACACTTGGGTTGAGTGTCCAACCTCCTGATAATGCGCCGCATAATGACGAGGAGATCGCTCTTCTTCAGATCTGGCGCAGAATGGACGAGGATCAACGTAGGTCGTGGCTTCTCTTGCTTGAGCATAAGCTCAGCTCCGATGTCGCCTAACCCCTCGCCAGTGATTCTGTGTGCCCGTACCATGTGGCGAGTATGTCAGAACGAAACGTGAACGGCAAGGTGGAGAATTTGCGCTCAAATTTCCGAAGTTAAATTATTTACGGAATTACAAACAAACTTTTAAGTAAGGTGGAATATGTTGTGGCCTGTTTCTACTGATAGAAAATATAGAGAAATGATTCGTTGTCCCAAAAACGAATTTGGGAAGCCAACCAGCTGGTCCGTAAAGGAAATCCCCCCGAAGATTAGTCCTTATAAGAATAAGAGACCAGCGGGGAAAGGTTTTGAATGGCGCGCCATAACAGCAAAGAACGGAGATACGATATTCCACGTCCTTGCATTAGCTAATTCAAAACGCGGGAATTACAAAGCATTCCTGACTCTGCAGGAGCCGCAGGATAGGTTCATGATTGCTAGGTTTGAAACCCACCCCAGCCATCCCGGAATTCACTATCATACATGGTGTAAATCGCAAAACATTCCCGCTTGCCCTAATTCTATTGAAGCCCCCTTCCGTATCCCCAAACCTGAAAACGTATCTCAGCATCGGTCAAATGTGGCATTTAGCCCCCAATCATTTTGGCTAGCCGCTTGTAACGCTTTTAATGTAATATTTGGCCCTGCCGATCAGTTGAGGCTTCTATGAACCCGCAAGACTTAAAAAAAAGCCTTTGCAAAACATTTTGCGATGACATCGCAATACGCGAGGTCGAAAGCGGAATTGTGGTCAGTGCGCGATATTCTGATGAGGTCGGTGATCCTATAGAATGTTATATTGAAAAGACAGAATTGGGCACATGGACTATTTCGGACGATGGACAATTTATTCCTGATTTGATCGGGAAAGGATTAGATATCACAACGAAATCACGAGCCGAATTTCTGTCCCGAGCAATGAAAATATCTAATGCACATTATGATGCAGAATATTTTACAATTTGCACTGATGAACTCACTTCCTTTCCTAGCCCTGGCCAAATAATTGACTTTTTGACCACGCTGCTACGTGCACGCGATGTGTCCTTTTGGACTAAAGAACGCATTCGTAGCACTTTTAAAGAAGATGCTTTCCTCGCGATTTCTGCGGCACTAAGCAACTTTACCATTTCACGGAATTCTCCCGTGCCTAATGTCGCGTCGCTACGTGATTTCCCAGCCGATATTGTCGTAAGCAGTGATTGTCGGGACGGTATTGAATTGTCGGTTGCTATTTTTCTCGTTCAAGAATCGAGCAGCATAACTGAGGCATTAACTCTATGGCTGGCTGCGGCAGCTGAGGGCATAGAGTTACCTACATTTGCACTTATAGAAAATGCTGCTCGGATAAATATGAATTCTACCAAGGTTCAGCGAGCGATCAATCGTATTGATACATTTGCAATTTGGGACGATGACAAAAAAACTGCGGTAGAAAAGATCGTAAAAAATGTGAGAAAAGAATTAACTTAACTATTCTTTGGCATCTATTCATCAATCCCGGCCTAACCAGCCGGGATTTTTTTGCCCAATCCCTGCCCCTTTCTCGCCCAAGCACGGGCAAAGTCACCTGCCAACCTCCTCTTATCCAATAAGAGGACAAGGCCAGATGAAACGCATTTCTTACTACGTGATTGACATTATCAGACAGGCTTTCTCGCTCCTGTCTGTGTCCAAATGGTTCGGTGTAGAGCGCATGATGGCTTACGCACCTCGGCATTAATCTAAGCTCATTTTATCCCGCCCCAAATTCGGAGCGGGATATTTTTTACACCATGTGCGGTATTTTTACCGTTGACATAGGCGGTATTTTTACCGCACATTCATCCCATCACGAACGAAAGGTGATGGGCGATGAACACTCTCCAAAACAAAGAATGGCCTGAACGCATCGGCAGCGGTGCGCGGGATGTGTGCGACTGGTTGCAGTTTACGGCACTGGGGCAGTTGTTCTGTCTGGCAGTATTTTTCTACGGCCTGTTTGCGCTCATCGTTTTCACGGAGCCGGGCCGCAAAATAGCTGAATACCTGATCGAGCTGGTCGTCATGATCGGCTGCAATCTGTTTGGCGCGCCCTACCCCTACTGATGCCGCAATGTTTCCCGCTGTCCACAGCGGGTTGCATGGCCGCATTGGCCGAATGTTTCTCCACGTTAGGAGTAGAAAATGGCTTACACAAACAAGACGTACGCAAACGCCGTGCGTGATGGCATGTTTAATACGGATGATGTGCCGGCGCATGTAGCGCGTGAAATCCGTGAATATGAAGCAGCAATAGATCAGCACTGCCAGATCATCATGCGTATGCAGCGGGATGAATTTTCAGACCGCGGTTTTGCAGACACGATGATCGAATACTCAGAAGAAGCTATCGGCGATATAGTCTGCACCGTGCGTGAGTTGCGCGAAAAGCGGAAGGAAAGCATTAAGTCTGCCGCCCTGTCGCATAATGACGACATGCGCAAAGTTGCGGAGTGCGCGGTATGAGCGCGTGGAATGAACACGAAGCAGTCGTGCACTCACTTCTCCTGCAACATGTCCCAGATGATAAACGCGACATGGCAATGAAGGCACTTTCCAATCTGACACGCGAATACGTGCGGATGGAATTGCAAAACCGCGATGCCATGGAAGCAGTGCGGCGCGTGCATCCGTTTCGCATGCTGGAGGCTGCGTGATGGACGCCGTTCTCGCAACCCTTAACAGGACACACGCTGATTACATGCGCGAAGCCATGAAGGCGTGGAACGATCAGGTCATAGCATCCAGGGCGGAAGGGGCCAACACAGATGCATGCGCTCTTGAGGCCATTGGTGCGGCAGAGGATCTGGTGCGCAAGGCAAAGATGGCGACAGAACTTCTGCGTTCCGAGCTTGCCAAGACAATGCAGCAGGACGGCGTCACCGGTTTTCGGTCTGCTAACTGGAAGGCCAGCCTGCGTGAGCGGTTGCCGGAGCCAATGGTCACGGATGAAAAGGCACTTCAAGCCGCCCATCCCGAACTTTGGAAGCCGCAGCCGGATAAGTTCCAAACCACAGAAATGAAGAAACTGGCCCGGAAGCAGAATTTGCCCGGCGTCACAATGAGCAATGGCGGCGCTCCCGTTCTGGTTGTTAGCGCCCGGAAGGATGGTTGAAATGAGTAATGCACTGACAACACATGCCCCCGTTTTACAGATCAGCACATTCAATGAGCTGTTCACATTTTCAAAAATGGCAGCAAATTCAGATCTGATGCCCAAGGACTACAAGGGCAAGCCAGAAAACATCATGATCGCTGTGCAGATGGGTTCTGAACTTGGCTTGGCTCCAATGCAGGCTATCCAGAACATTGCCGTGATCAATGGACGCCCCAGCGTTTGGGGTGATGCCATGCTAGCGCTTGTGCGTGGATCCGGCAAATGCGCCTCGGTTAAAGAATACTTCGAAGGAGAAGGCGACAACCTTCGCGCTGTATGCGTTGCCAAGCGGATAGATGGTGATGAAGTAACAGGCGATTTCAGTATTGCAGATGCCAAACGCGCAAACCTCTTTGGCAAGCAGGGCCCATGGCAGCAATACACGCGCCGTATGCTTCAAATGCGTGCCCGCGGCTTTGCTCTGCGCGATGCCTTCCCTGATGTTCTGCGCGGCCTGATTTCTGGAGAAGAAGCACAGGATATCCCGGCCGAGCCAGTGGACGTAACGCCCAAGCCAACCCAGCAGCGTGTTGCGCCCCCAGTTGACCACATCGCCTTATTCCGCACGCGCTTGGAAAGGTGCCCTGATGTTGCGTGCGTAGATAGCCAGTGGAGCCTATGGCAGACCACTATTGCCCGCGCCCAAGAAGCAGGTCGCCCGATCAGCGAAGAAGCGCAGGAAGCGGTGCAGGATATGATCGCTGATCGTCGTGAGGAACTGGACAAGAAAGCTGCCGAAGCGCCCGTTGATGGAGTACCGGCATGATCCTCTTTTTTGATACGGAGACTACAGGCCTACCCGACCGGTACACTCCCCTCAATTCCGACCGGCAGCCGCATTGCGTGCAGCTTGCGGCCCTGCTGACAGAAGATGATGGAACGGAACGCGCAAGTCTGAACCTGATCGTTCACCCAGATGGGTGGACGATACCGGAAGCGGCGGCAAGGGTTCATGGCATCACAACAGAAATGGCGCAGCGTTGTGGTGTGCGTGAAGCAATCGCAGCCGCGGCCTTCTATGATCTGACCAAAAAGTCCGATCTTCTGGTTGCGCACAATATCAAATTCGATGTGCAGATCATCGACATTATGTTTGCGCGTGTGCCGCGAGGCTGGCGTCTGCTGGGCGAGAAGTTCTGCACGATGGATGCAGCCGCCCCGCTGGTGAACCTGTCGCCGACAGAACGCATGATCGCTGCTGGCATCGACAAGCCCAAAGCACCGAAACTGGAAGAATGCATCAAACACTTCTTCAATGAAGAACTCAAAGGCGCACACGATGCCATGGTGGACGTTCGAGCCTGCGCTCGTCTGTTCTTCCATCTGCGTGATGTGGAAGGAGCCGCAGCATGACCCAGAAACTAAAAATCCTTGGCCCCTACACGCCAGAACATGAGGGGCCGTTTTGCACGCGGGATGGGCGACCGGTGCGCATTGTCTGTCGTGATAAAAAGACCGGTATCCATGATGATTGCTCTATCGTCGCTTTGATAGATTGCGGGAGTAAAGAACTGGTACGGGATTTCTATAGATCTGGAAAATTTGCGATTTCCGATCATGATTTTGACCTCATGAACGCCGAGGAAGTCCCGCAGCCGCGCGAGTTCTGGGTGAATGAGTATTCATGGGGGTTTGGGCCTCTTAAAACCACTCTAGAAGAGGCATTACAAACATGCAATTTGTGCCGGGTCAGTCAAACAATCCACGTCCGCGAAGTCCTGCCGGGAGAAGGCGAATGACCCATCCCCTCCCCATAGTTGGCTACATCAACCCACTGGTGGCAGACGCCCTACGCGACCCAACCAGCGGCATCAATGTTACGCAATTACGGGCAGAGCGTAACGGTTGTGTGTCAGCGCCGCTTGTTTTGAAGGATGATGCGGATGCGGTGATTGCGAAACTTCGTGAATATTATGCAGCTAACGAGGACATTAACCGGGTGGGACTTCTTTTTTCGTCTAAGGAAGCGTTCGACCGAATGAATAAGGCTCGTGCAGCCCTTAAAGGAACAAAAGCATGACCGAAACCCTCGCACCGTTTAACGGGAAGAAGAAAGAGCTCGTGGTGATTGCGCTCCCTTTAAGTAATGATGCACAGCATCAGGCCGTGAAGGGTTATATGCGAGGCCATACAATCAGTAATATTATTCGTACCATTGGTAGGCCCGTTCCTGCTGGCGATTTAACCCAAATTGGCAATATCGTCTGGTTTAAGAATGACCCTGAGCCTGTTCTTGGTTCCTATTTGCCTGCTGTATTCAAGAAAGGTTCCGTTACTCCTGTAACGTCCTTAGACGATGCAACGGCGATGATTGCAAAGCGTGATGCCGAGATTGCGCGGTTAAAGGATGCATTACGCGGGATAATCGATACGGCGCATAATCTTCCTGAATTTATGCGCATTGAAGAAATGCAAAAAGAAGCAGAAGAAGCCCTGAAAGGAACAAAGGCATGACCGACAAACCCACAGGTGTATTCGTGCGGTTGCCGCTGAGTGATGCTCAAGTTCTTGAGCTTCTGGATGCCTACACGGGCGACAAGAAAACGACAAACCCGAAGATGGAAGATGCCCTCCTCGCCATCGGCACGCCTGTCACGGGCGGCGAGTTGGACGCCTCTAGAGAGTGCTTTGAAAGGTTTTATGCCCAAATGTGCGCCAAGGCTACGGGTTGCGCTGGCGTTACGCCGGATTGCGTGCGCGGATTGCGTAGCGGCGATAGTTACGGAGGCCGAGCATTTCTAAACAACATTTGGGAAGCATGGCCTGACTTCGTAGATTACGCCCTCGCCAAACTTGCCGAGCGGGGCGCGGAGATTGCGCGCTTAGAAGCTAAACAGTCTCTCTACGACAGGATTGTAACGGAAAACGGAGAACTGAAACGGGCAGTCGCGCGCCTGCAAAGACCTGAATTTTACGGAACAGAAAGCCAAGACATAGGAAGTGATGATATCTCAAGTCTTTTCAATTTCTGTAAAGATAATGAAGTCATCGAAATAAACGGATACCGCTGTGTTTCAACGCAATTTGGGTTCTTTGATGGAACTGACGTGCATTTATACGGCAGTGAAGACGAGGCATTGAGCGCAGCAAAAGCCCTGAAAGGCCCGGAAGAATGAGCGAGAAAACTGAAAGATACTGCCGGGGATGCGGAACGTCAGAAACCAAACGGAAAGAGTATCTTGCAAAAGGCTCTCTTAATTGCTGCCCAGACCGGGGCATAAATGATGTTCTCGAAAAGAAACACGGGATACCGGCAACAACAGAAAATCCGGGGGATTACAAAAATGACTGAAACCAACTGGCCTGACCCAACGCGCCCCGGTGTGCCTATGTTTCCTGAGCGGGACGATTTGCATGTATTGTGTAAGCCTAAGGGGGAAATATACCCTTACCTAGAAAAAGAACTATGGTTCTGGTCAGCCCTTAAGCACTGCTACTTACGCGATAGCTACAAGATGGTGGCGAGCGAGGCTGTTGCTATTGGGTATAGCTATACAGGCATTGCCCTCACCCCCACGCAGATAAATGAAATGCTGGCGGCGGAACGGGAACGTATCAAAAAAATGGTTGGTCGTGCGTGTGATTTAGGGAACCTCATTACACCACGGCAGAGAGATATGATTGTGTCTGGCGTAGATTCAGAAGTAGCCATCCGCAATCTAGGAGCCGCGCCATGAGTGAGAAAACACCTCAATACTGGATGGAAAACACAAGCAAAAGCGACATTCCTTTTGCCAGAATTTTCGATCTTTTTGACGATAATGAAACGATACCGTCTGCACAAAATAAATCCGCTGATGTTGGTGTTGAACTGCGCTATTTCACGGAAGAAATGCCAGAGCAAATGGCAGAAGATGGCGAATGCTTGAATGCAGAATATCTAGTACAGGTTGAAAAACCGTCATGGGTGTTTTCTGATGGATGGAAACTACTCAGCGCGTGGGACAATGAGGATGGTGAAATTGTCTTGTGCTACGGGCGTGAAATGGTGACGCCATGAGGACGAGAGAGGAACAGGTTGCTGAACTGGTTGACGCACTGAAGAAGCCGGTATGCCGCCCTGACTATTCCGTAAAAATCCTGAAAATGTGGCTAGAATCACACATCCAAGAAGCAGAGCAGCGCGCACGGGCAGAATGTGCGGCTGATACGCGGCGGTTGGATTATCTAGATAGTGGCTGTTGTGATGTGCGGTTTAGAGCAGAACCAATCGCAGACACAGGAGATGCAGATACCTATTGCGATATCATTGAGCACCACATGGCAGCCCCTAAAGAGCGCATTGTGGGCAGTGGAGAGACAATCCGCGCTGCCATTGATGCAGCTATGGAGGGCGGGGAATGACTGACGCACGCACTGAGGCGGCTCTAAATGCGGCTTGGAGCCATACAATTCAGTATCAAGGCGGGATGTCTTTCTCACAATATCAGGAGAAAAGCCCTGATGCAGCAGGAGAGTTTAGCAAAGCTATTATAGCGGCTATTGAGGTAGCAGACGCGGCGGCTTGGAGGCCGATTGCGGAATATGATGGCTTGAAACCTATTTTGGTTTTGCAGGGCAAAAGTATGCTTGTGGCGCGACCCGTCAGAGACCTGGAATTATCAGAGGGCGTTGTTTGGGTTATGGTAGAGGGGAAAACGAATGAAGAAAGCGGGGCCTATCTCGTCTTTCTCGATCCTCAACCTACCCACTGGCGACCTCTACCCACTCCGCCGAGCGAGGAAATGCAGCCATGACCGCCATAACCCCCGACCACTACAAAACAGAAAGCGGCCTGCAAGTCTGGGATGTGACCCGTTACATGTCCGGCAATATGGCGCAGGCGTTCCAGTATGTTTACCGCGCAGGGCATAAGAGTAGCGAGGTTGAGGATCTTCGGAAGGCTGTGGCTTTCTTGGAGGATTGGGTTGCCCATCCTGATGTGCCGCGCTCCGTCCTGCCAGAAGGTGTTGAGCCTACAGATGGGCCAAGCGTAACGCTAAGTCTCCTTCTAGGGATAACAGATCAGGATGAATGGGATTTCAAGAATTATATTCTGACCGATATTGTTCAGGCAGACAGCTATGAAGGTGAAACCGTTAGCGGTGATGATTTCTGTGGCCGCAAACTGATCTCCTTAAAGACGCTTCCGCAGATCAGAGCGCGTATCCACACACTAGAAGGAGGCGGGAATGGGTGAGACGCTGCCTGATCTTATGAGTACCAAAGATGTGCTAACGCGCCTTAATGGGAGGATAGGACGCACTCGGCTTCTGGAGCATCTTCGGAAATATCCAGAGTATAATGGCGGCCCTACACATAGACGATGGGGAAAGAAGTTTGTTTTCTCTCCTGATGATTACCAAAGACTTATCGAGAGTATGGAATGTCCCTCAAGCTCGTCACGTTCTCCCACGCGAAAAACTTTTTTATCAGGGGGACGATCGGGGGTAAGCGAATACTGGAAAGTACGGGCACAACAAACCGGCGCCTCGCAGAAGAATATCGGACAAAAAGAGAAGCGGAGTTCTGGCAGGAAAAGCTCTATGGAACCCGCGCTGTAATAACCTTTGCCGATGCGGCCACGGCATATATGAGGGATGCACCACGTTCCGCCGCAACGGGGCGTTATGTAGATAGGCTCGTGGAATACTTTGGAGATACCAAACTTTCCAGCATCAATAACGCCTCACTACGAGGAGCATATTCCAAAATATTGAAGGATGCAGAGAAAGCAGCGCCGTCCACAAAGAAGCGGGCAGTCAGAACGCCGTTGCAGGCAATTTTAGAGTTTGGGGCAATACAAGGCTGGTGTGACCGACCAGCCTTTGCGCCAATCTCCGTGCCAACCACCATTAAGCGTTTTTTGTTGCCCGAGCAGGCAACGGCACTTGTCCAGCATGCCGCACCTCACCTGCAGCCTTTATTCGTTTTTCTACTGGGAACTGGATGTCGCCTATCAGAGGCGCTAGATCTCCAATGGAAGGATATCAACATGCACGGGGCCCGTGCTGTTGTCTGGCAAAAGCAAGGGCGACAACGACATGTTGATTTATGTCCAGCCGTTATCCGTTGGCTATCATCCATAGATCTGCGGGACGGTTATGTATTCAGGCCTGAGAAGAAAACTGTGCATGGCATCATAACTGGTGAACGTTACCATGATTCCGGGCGCCAGTACGGAGGTCAGATTAAAAACGGATGGGCAGGCGCTTGCCACCGAGCCGGGTTGCCGGGAAGAATTCGGGAATGGATTCCAAAAGGGGCGAAGAAAGCAAAGCAGGCCTTCGTGTCGGAGTTCACACCCCACGACCTGCGCCATACATGGGCATCATGGCATTACTGCGTGCACAAGGATCTTCTTCTACTGAAATCAGATGGAGACTGGAGTAGCATCAATACCGTGACGATATATGCCAAACTCATGCCGCCAGTGTATCGGGAGGATATTATTAAGTGGTGGCGGAATGGCCCGCGCATCATTCCGAATCCATGA